CGGGATTTTTGAGCGTGAATGATGTCAGACGAATGGAAAATATGAATTCGATAGGTGAAAAGGGTGACATATATCTTGAGCCTTTGAATATGAAGCCTGCCGGCACAGAGACTCCACCGAAATCGAATGAAGGATTCATGCGGAAGGCACATCGGGATTTGATACTTAGTCAGTGGCTAAGGTTAATCAAAAAGCAGAATAGTATAAATCAAAAGAATCCGAATTTTTACGAGAAGCAAAGGGATTATGCCCGGACGATTCTATATGAACCTGCAACAGCTTACGCGAGCGTATTCGGCAAGAACGGTGTCGATATTCGGGAAATAATCAATGAGATAATCGAAAAATATATAAATAATCGTATGGAGCTTACAGAGAAAGATGCAGAAATAGTAACCGAGGAAATAATGTTTGAGATAGGAGAAAGAAAATGCCTTACGAAAATGAGCACGCGTGCAGGTTAAAAAACCCTGACGATTTCCAAAAGGATTCCTTTAGAAGGACTACGAGAAAACATAATGGCAAGGAATATTCGATAATTAGCGGCAAGCTCAAAGGTAAAACGAGCATGACCGAACAGGCTTATCGCTATAACAAGGAAACATGGACAAGCTCGGAAGCTAAGAATCATTGCAAAGACCACGATGGAACTTTCGAGGCTGCAAAAAAATCAAAGTCTATAGAACTACCCGAAGGCAGAGAAACTCGGATTATTCCAATTGATGACATTGAATTGAGGGTGACGGACGGCGAAAAGCCTAAAATCATCGGATATGCGGTCAAATATGGTTTATGGAGCGTTGATTTAGGTGGTTTTAGGGAAAAAATCAAAAAGGGGGCATTTGATGAAGTTCTGAAATCGGAGCCGGATGTAAGGGCTTTGAAGAACCATGACCCGAACTTTATGCTCGGCAGGACGAAAAGCGGCACCTTGTCATTGAGTTCAAACATAGTCGGATTGCAGTTTGAGATTGACCCGCCGGATACGACTACCGGACGGGATATTATACAGGAAATCCGCCGAAAGGACATAGATGGCTGTAGTTTCTCGTTCGGGACAGTTGAAGATGATTGGAAGAATAATGAGGACGGGACAGTCGAGAGGACGATTATCAAGGTAGGCGAGCTTTTTGATGTTGGGCCGGTGGTTTTTCCAGCCTATCCAGACACAACGGTTGCTGCAAGGTCATTGGAGCAATTCAGGGCAAAGAAATATACATGTGAATGTGTAGAATGCGGGTATCTTCAAGAGACAGATAAGCATTGCAAGGATATTAAATGTCCCGAATGCGGCGCTCAGATGAGAAGGAAGGAGCGACCCGGTCCGGGACAAAAGAGCGAAGAAACTGAAAAAGAAGACCGTGAACGCCAGCGTGAATATGAAAGAATGTATAGGAAAGCTGGGCGTATTATTAACCGCAATAGGCCAGCCAAAGTTTGACCTGTTGTACCGGGCCGAAGTTCCGGTAATTGTCGTTTTTTACAAAGGATTTCAATAAGGACAACATAAGCAAAAGAAAGACGGGCACAGGTAGGTAGCTCCTGCCGAGATGCTGTAACCATCGAGCCTGTTACAGAGGCCGCGAGGTAAAACTTGCGGCCTTTTTCTTTTGGTTAAGAAATTTAGGAGTATTGATTATGACAATAGCAGAATTAAGAGAGCGCGCAGCTTTTGAGGCCGAAGAGGCGCGCAAGATAAAAGATAAAGTCGATGAGGAAAGTAGGGGGATGAATGAGGATGAAGCTCATCAGTTCAAGCAGCATCTTGATGAATCGGAACGTGTCGAAGCCGAAGCTGACCGACAAGAGCGCCTTGAAGCGACTGAGGCACGACAGAATAAAGTGAAAGAAAGACAAGTTCCTCTTGAGATAGCGACAGGCGAGCGAATTTCTGTGGTAAAGCCTAATCTTTTCAGATTTGGTGAATTGCGAGCCTTTAAGGGGCCGAAGGCCGAAGAGAACGCCTACGCATCAGGCAAGTGGCTCATTGCTACTATGATGGGCAATGCTGTTGCTCGCCAATGGTGTCGTGACCGGGGCATTGAAATCCGCCAAAGCACAGAAAGCCGCGTACAAACAGAAGGAATCAATACCGCTGGCGGTTTTGTTGTTCCCGATGTTATGGAACGGTCAATTATTGATTTGCGCGAGGAATATGGAAGTGCAAGGAAAAATTGCCGGGTAGTTCCAATGGCCAGTGACCATAGCGTAATTCCAAGACGTTCGGGCGGAGTAACAGCTTATTTTATTGGTGAGACAACTGCTATAACCGCTTCGGATAAAAGCTGGAATCAAGTCGAATTGACTGCGAAAAAACTTGGCGCTCTTACCCGAATGAGTACGGACTTGAGCGAGGATGCGATTATCAATCTTGCCGATGATTTGGCGCAAGAAATGGCTTATGCCTTCGCTGCCAAAGAGGATGCCTGTTGCATCGATGGCGATGGCACAGCGACCTATGGCGGCATGGAAGGAATAAGGACCAGGATGATTGATGGTCTTCATCTTGGCAGTTATGTAGAGGCTGTTACGGCAGGCGATAATTGGTCTGAACTTGATGCTGCTGATTTACTTGCCGTAATGGCGGCACTTCCGAAATATGCAAGACGTGGGGCAAAATGGCATTGTAGCCCATTAGCTAAAGTCGCTGTATTTGACAGATTAGCTTTAGCACTTAGCGGAATGACGGCAGCAGACATCGCAGCAGGCGCAGCATATAAGTATGGCGGTTATCCAATCGAGGAATGGGCAGCTATGCCGACTGATGATTCGGGTGCGACATTGAACGATAAGATTATGTTGTTTTTTGGCGATATGAGACTTTCAACAACGCTTGGAGATAGGCGGGGTATTGTTTTGAAGAAATCAGAAGAGCGTTATCTTGAATATGACCAGATTGCCATTCAAGCAACGGAACGATTCTGTGTTGTCCATCACGATATAGGCGGAGCGGCGGCTGCCACTCGCGGCCCGGTTGTTGGCTTGCTCGGCACCTCCTAATAGATGATTTCATAAACTGAATTTGGAAAATTAAGAATAAGGAGTAAAAGTTATGAATCCTGCACAAAATTGCAAGACTATTATCATGCCGCCCATAACGAATGCAGCGGCAACCACAAACGAAATGTCTTTTGATAGGACAGGCTTTGATTATTGTGTCATTGATATTTTGGTTGGTACGGGCAGTACGCAAACAAGCGCACTCAATTCAATCATTGTAAGCGAATCGGACACTTTAACCACGCCTGCGGCTATGGAAGATATTCCCGCACTTAGCGGCAGTACGACCACAAGCACAACCTATGGCTTTGCTCTGCCTGCGGCATCTGCGACTTCAGCCGGACTTTTGCACACGATACAGTTCGACCTGAAGCCGCGTAAAAAGTATATCGGTCTGTCACTTCTTGGCTCCGCTGGCGGCGGCACTGCTGTCATTGGGGCCATTGCTCACCTGTATAGAGGCGGCGTGACACCGATTTCAGCCGCAGAACGTGACGGAGTGAATCTTTACGATACCAACGCATCTGGTTGCGTTAATGTCGTAACTGTCTAAATGGCTTTCATCTGTGGTAGGGGTGGGCATTGTGCCTGCCCTTGCCGCAGATAATACAGATGAAAGGGAAATAATGAAGAAGTTGAAACTCAATTTAGGAAGCGGCGATTGCCCCATTGATGGGTATGTAAATATTGACCGCAAGAATGGACAAGAAGCTTATCCTTTGGCTTATGAAGACGACTCGGTAGATGAGATACGCGCTTCGCATATTCTTGAACATTTTGGATTTAATGAAATAGATAAAGTGCTCAGGAATTGGGTAGATAAATTAAAGCCTGGCGGCCTGCTAAAAATTGCTGTTCCCGATATTGATAAAGTCATAGAGGGATATAGAAAAGGTGATGCTAAAACTGCTCAATATATTTGTGGCGGCCAGATTGATGAAAATGATTATCACAAATCTGTATTTAATAGAAAAGCATTGACAAATAAGCTTGAAGGAATGGACTTGCATGATGTAAGTCATTGGGATAGCGAGATAAGTGATAGTGCAAGATTGCCAATTAGCCTGAATTTACAAGCTTTCAAATCGAATGGAAGCCCTGAATTATCAAAAGAGCTTAAAGGTTTTATTGCAAAGAAGAAAAATATCTATTCGCAGAATGGCGAAGATGGCATTATCGAAGCGATATTTGAAAGAATAGGGATAAATAATAAATGGTGTCTTGAAGTGGGAGCTTCTGATGGGATATTGTTTTCTAATACACGGCAATTTGTCGAGAAGGGCTGGAATGCAATACTTATCGAATCTGAGAAACTTGCTTACGATAGGCTGGTTGAGAATTGCAAGGATTACCCAAATGCTATACCTGTATTTGCAGAAATAGGAATAAATTGTACGTTAGATAGTATTCTGAAAAAATATGGTGCACCTAAAGACCTCGACTTAATGATTATTGATATTGATGGCCAGGATTATCACGTTGTAAATGCGATGTTGGAATACGAGCCGAGAATTTTAGTTGTTGAATATGCACCATTGGCCGAAACGGAATTTATTCCACCTCTTGGCGGAAAAGGCCAGGCAGGTAGGGCTGCAATTACACGCTTGGGATGCTCTAAAGGCTATCGTTCACAAATAGATACAAAAGTTAATTTAATTATGATGCACTA